TTAGACTTTTCTACTCTAGATGCAACTAGTGGAAATGTCCAAAATGGTATTTGCAAAGTTGATTTCTTTATACTCTTAAAACAATAGGTTATTAAGATGCTATTAAGTTAATTTTCTCCATTGACCAAAAGGACTATTAGATCCTGTTACAGCTCTGTAAAAAATAAGTCCTTTGAAGCTATACAAGATTTGCTGACAATAAGAACCACTCTCTAAGGAAAAAACAACTAAATAAAAGGCTCTACTATCGTTATTATCCAATTCTTGGGGTACCCCTGAGATATTATTACCCCATCCAGACGAAACGTAAAAACCAGCTCCTGTAACATTATTTAGATTTACATTGTTAATTTGTGTTAAACTTAACTTTGTTTTTTTCTCTTTAGTTGTGTTTAAATTTTCCACTGTGGAAAATTTAATTAAATTCAAGACTTATAGAGTAGATAGAACGGATGATGCAATGACTTTACAAACGTCGGCAGGAGTATATGCTATTTCTGAAAAACTTATATATAATTTTAAAAGAATAATAGGGATACCTTCTACATCTAAAATTGTAAGTGTTTCAGCTACTCAAAGCTCTGGATATGCAGAATATGCAACATATGATTATGATAGTGATTTAGCCGCTGTAGGGCATATAGTAAATACAGCTAATCCAAGATGGATATGTATTAATGTTGCATACATTTAATTATAGAGTATTAAGATTTTGCATAGAAATCTATAATTGGACTAATTTAATTAGCACTTAAATATCTCCAAGGTGTCCATTGTTTAGTGTCTCCATTTCTTGTTCTGATAGCAATAGAAAAAGTATCATAGTAAGAAAATGCTATTTGGGTCACATAATCATCTCCATTTACAGAAGTGTTAAATACTAATACAAAGCATTGAGAGCCACAAAAACCTCGTTTTAATTTAGATGTAGCTCCTTTAATTTGGAAAATACCAGTTTTTATTAATTCATCTTCATCTTTTGGGCTCCATCTGTCTATTTTGTATAAAAGATTTCTGTCGAGATTTTCCATTCTTGTTGGAAAATTTATACAAATATGAATCTGTAAATAAAACCGCTGGAACTAGATATACAGATTTACAGTTTGAAAAAATAGGTAATATTGGACATGTATTTCTAGATATCCCTTCGGGAGTTTCAAATACATTAAACAATGGAGCTTTATTATTTACTTTTCCTAAAGAATTTAAGCCTAAAAGTTTTAATTTGAAGGTATTAGTATCTTATCCTAATGGTCAAACAGCAAGAACTAGATATGATGAAAATACTAGAAATTTATATATTTTATCCCCAATACAAGTAGCTGAAAGTATGTACTTAGATACTTTCTATTTCTTAGATTAATTACTACATTTTATATTTAATTAAAATTGCTACATACATAACTGATACTAATATAGAAAGAGTCATCAAAAGTTTCCGAATTAAGCATTTTACAAATACCATTTTCATAAATTTTCGCAGAAATAAAATTTTCGGTAGAAAATGCGTTTGTTGAAAATGCGATTGTACTCTGCGGAGTAAGATTTGGTGGTAATGTAAAAAGTACATCATTTTCTTTTTTTCTAAAAAAAGCTTTACCAGAATCTATTTCTAAAAAGCAGATATTTCCTTGTTTTATAACATATGCAAATGTTGTATTTGGAATATTTAAATTAGTCTTAGTCATTTTGTATAAATTTTCCAATCTCTTACGATTTTCCCAAATTGACAACTCTTCAAAATTCCCATCTGGAACACTTACCCTTCTGTTTTGAGCTTCTTTACAAATGTAGAATTTTTTGTTCCCTGGGAAATAGTAAACATTCCCCTTTACTGCTTCTGTTAATGGGAATTTCCCGTCTTCTTTACCAAGAGCAGAAACTACTCTATCATCAATTTCTTGAGCGGTTCCAATGTATCCACCCTTTTGAGTATAGTTAGTTTCTAAGAATTCTTTTGTGATGTACAGTTCATTTCCAGAGCCTTGCACTATTATAGATTGAGCATTAGATGCAATTAAGTTTAGCTTTAGTTCTATCTTAAATGGACCATCTGTCTCTGGTGGTATCCAAGAAGTTTCGTCTCCATCGTTCATGTAATAGTACATTATCTCTTGCCCGTTATCATTGACAAACACTCCTATTTCTCTTGGATAATACCCTGTTCTAAGACTCACATTATCAATGTTAGTAGTCAAAATAACTGTGTCATGTTCCTGGTTTAAAGTTAGTATACCTTTATCAACTTTTTGATTAATTAAATGCTCTAGTTCTGCTGGGTTATCATAGTTATCTAGTCTACCATCACCTATTTTAATTTTAGAAAAGTTAATAGGCTTGTTCTCTGCCTGTATCTTAGCCAAGTATTCTCTACCTTTTTTAGTTATCCCATTAAATTTCATTTAGCTATACCTCCTGTTATTTGCTTATATGCCTTTATGTAAACGTTGCTATTTACAGTAAAGTCTTTCTTTTTATTTTCCTTAGTTGCCAATAAAGTTACTTCTTTAAAACCTGATATGTAGTATTTAGAATTATTTACTTGTTTTAACTCTATATAATCTAAGTGACTTCTAACATTCTTGTTAGCTTCTATGTTTTCCATCAATTCTCTATACTCATCTGGGTCTGTTATTTTCTTATCAGTATAGATTCTAAAAGTACCTGGTTTACCATTATAATCTGCCCATTCTTTTACATCAAAGCCTTTATACAGTAGACCACACTCATCTTTTAATACTTTAGTTGTACCCATGTTGATTTTAGAAAATATAGCCCTTTTAACTATTTTTTTCTTTTCTTCAAGAGTTGCATTTTTAGTATAGATAGAGTATTCCCATAAGAGCATATTAATCTCTTGCTCATTCATCAAATCTATAATCTCTAGTTTCTTTAATTCACTATTTATGATAGAGTTTCTACCTCTCAAGACGAAGTCTATAGATTCATAAATCCATCTTGTTGTCGCATCATCAAGAGTAGATACTGCAGCAATGTCTGTTAATTTCAAATCATCTATTAATATCATATGTCTTCAACTCCTAGATAATTGACTACTATACTAGCATTACACTTAGCAAACTGATGTGGCTCTAGCTTTTTGTAATTTGGAGATGTTATAACAGTTCTTTTTACTCCAGCAAGCTTTAATCTTTTAATTAACTCATCAGGTATGATGTCTCTTCCTAACTTATTTTTTTGCCATTCTATGTATTCGTTTACTGCTGTCTGTACCTTAGCTTTTATAGAGTTAATACTAATTTCATCAGCTTTATTTATGTAATAATCAAACTCAACTTTATAATCCACAACTTCAGGGCTTTTTACAGTAACTTTATCTGTTAAAGGTCTTATTTCATCAGAATTTACAACCTTTAATACTTGATTTTTCATTTCTTGAGTAGGCACTCCATCTTTTGTAAGTACATAGATATCAACTTCACACGGGTTTGGACTCTTGATAGTAACATCAACTATTTCTGGAGATGTCGATAAAGTCCAAAATACATAAGCTCCAACCGAACCCGCAACAGAGAAAGAGTCAGGTACAAGTCTTAATCTCTCTCTATAGACCTCATCTTCTTCTAAGTCAGTTCCACCATTTGAAATGGTGATATTTTCTACTTTAGAAAAGTAAGGATATAAGTCAACCATTGTATTGATATGACCCACAGGGATATTATTCCCTATTGTTCCTGGTGTTTTACATGTAGCAATACCATCTACATATAATGCATTCTCTGTAATAGAATACTCTTCATTTGTTTCAAAATAAAGGTCATTGTATCTGATTAAGCTTCCTTTTGGTATAACTATTTTCTTTTGCTTAGCTGATATGATATGGAATCTAAAAGTAGCTTTAGCATATTGCTCTTCTAGTCTTAATCCTCTATCTCCATACCTATCTCCCAATAGGTCTAATCTGTAATCTCTAGCATATTTTAAGTAATTTTGTTTCAGATTATCATTGTAGTTTTCTTCTCTCATAGCTATAAGATAAGCAACACTAGCAAAGATTAAGCCCTCGGGCGAGTGTTTAGAGATTTTTCTTCCACTTAACTCTTCAAACTTTTCCTGCATTTGCTGTCTTAGTTCTTCAGCATTAGCATCAATAATTTCATAAGTATCGTCTATCATACAATCACCTCTATTTCTAGCATTATTTCTAAGTCATTATTTTCTAACTTTAAATCTAAATTTTTAAGCAGTGCCCTTGGTTCATACTTCTTTAAATTGGTCATTAGTAAGCCTATAAGTTTATTTTTAATTACAGGAATGTTTTTATCTACCATATCACTATCCAAAGAAAAATCTCTCATTAGAGGCTGTTCTTCTTTTGTAACTCTTAGTATCATATGTACATTTCTTACTACATCTTCTATCTCATTTTGTGGATTATAGTTTATTTCATCTTTAGAATTTATAGAAAATATCATAATTTAAACACCTTCTTTTGCAGATTTTTTACAGTGTCCTCATATTCAACTCCTAGAATAGTCTTAGCAGTTTGTCTGTACTCTATCTTTTTTTGATACTGTAAAGGGTCATCTACATACTCAAGTAAAGTTATATCTAAGTTAATATAGTCAAACTCTCCTGTTGCAGCATTGAAATGCGACAGTGTTTCGTCTATCCCAGTTATTAGAAATGGAAACTCTCCAATGATGTGATATCCTAGTATTAATGGAGCATACCTTCCCAACTCCATAAAGTCTTTTAACATCTGTAGATGTAAACTAGGAGCTTTAGTAAGTCCTGCTATCAATTCTATAGACAAGCTAACTTCCATCAGCTCTCTACCTTGCTGTCTTACTTTCCCAATGCCATAAATTGGCTCATGTTGAGTAATTTTAGCTTTTCTACTTCTTGATAATTCCTTTTTTAAAGAAAAAACATTCAAGTCACTAGCATAAAAAATTATGTCTCCTAAACTTCCTATCATGATGGACCTCCTGACATATCTCCTCCAGCTTTTACATTACCATGAGTATGAGTATTAAGATTAATATCTCCTAGCATAGCAGTACCTTTAGTATTTGTATCAGCTTTAAAAGTGGTATTTCCATCTACAGTTAATGTCTTTTTTAACTCAACATCTGCAGTAATAACTACTTTTGTGATAGGAGAGAGTGTTAAAACTCCATCTTTGTAAGAATAAAAACCACCGTCTGAAAAAGTCCTTTTTACTTCTCCTTTAGATATTCCTGATGGTCTCATAGGGCAACCTAATATATAGCCTTGTTCCATCATATCTGGTAATGATAGAACTATAACTGTTTGCCCTATCTCAAGATGATAGTTATCCGAATGTGACTCAGAGAATGGGACCAGGATATTTAACCAATCTGAAATTTTGTTATCCCTATCAGGGAATATAACTCTCGCTTTACCGTTAGCTATGTCTATATCATTTACTTCCCCTTGCTTCAAGATATCCTGCATTCTTACTCACCACCTTTTTATTTTTAGTCTTATTTGCTTTTTTTATTTCTCTTTCTTTTTTTCTAGCTTTCTTCCTAGCTTCTTTCTCTTTTTCCTTCTTATCTCTTTTAGCTTTATCAATTGCTTTTGCTCTCTCTTCTGCATTTTGTCTAGCACCAACTTTAAAAGCTTCTATATCACAAGTGTAGTCTCCATCGATGTTGTGAGTAACTTTATCGATTACATATCTCCCAGCAAATCTACCAAAGCTATCATCTAGTTCTATAATGCAACCAGCACAGTATTTAACATCTCCATCAACTGTTAAGTTTATAGAGTATTCTTGCTTTAAACTGTCCTTTAAAGTTTTCTCGGCCACTTTTTTAGCTTGAGATTTCCCTTTAGTTTTAATCTTTTTTGTCTTAACTTTTTTAACTCTTTTTTTAGTTTTTGTTTTATCTGCTTTCTCTTTAAAAGCTATATATCCTCCATCATCAAGCATTTTTTACCTCATTTCTTTTCTCAAGTTCTTCTTTTGTAATTGTCTCAACAATATGTTTCTTCTTATCTGCATCATAATAACTAACCTCGACTTTGTCGTAAACTCCTTGATTTTTCTTCTTTAGTGTAAAGCTTCTAATACGAAAATCTTTAATATTAAAGATATCGATATTATCGTTATCAATTAATGCATCATCATTAAAGACTATTAGCTTATCATCAGTAACTTTCAAACTTAGGGCTGTTTCAGATAGAATTCTTTTTAAAAAACCAAGATCTGTTTCTCTATCCTGGTCTAGTCTGTCAAAGAAGGCATTATCACAATGTAACTCATAATCTAGTTCATGCTTAGTTGCTATTTTAGATAGAAGTTCTGATAGAGTTATTTTTTCCCATGCAACACTGTTAACCTGATCTCTTATAGTCTGGTCTAATGGTAAGGCTAGGCATTTGAGAGAAAGTCTTTGATTATTAAAAGTAGGCTCATCAACGTAGAAAATTCCAAGGTCTAAGAACTTAGATATCCCATTTTCATTTTGCTGGATCCCTATTAAGAGTCTTGAATTTTCATCAGGATACCATTCATTAAGCCATCTATAATCTAAGTTTTCCAGGTCTAACTCTAAGTCATCTACCGCATTTTTTGAGTTATCTGTGTAAGTCATAGAAGAGATACTGGGCTGTATTTCTTCAGTTATATCTACTCCTTCATAGAAAACTAATATCTTTATATTTCTTGCTATCCCAATTTCACTAACCTCCTTTTTGTAATAAAAAAAGAGCAGCTTTTACACTGCTCTTGGATTCCTGATAATTATTTATTTCTATTTTTATCCCATTCTGTAACTTTTTCTTGTAAAGCTTTAAACTCTTCTACACTTAAGTCTATTTTTTCTTCTTTTAGATATGATTTTATAGACTCATCATTTATATCTTTTCCTTTTTCTGCTATGTAGTCTTCAAAACCTTTAACTTTTTTAAAGTCGGCATAACTTACTTCATTTGTATCTTTACTAGTGTCTTGAGCTTTCACATTAGCACTTTTTAAATCTAAGTAGTCATCTACTTTAGCTAGGATATCTTTTATTTCTTGCTCTGATTTACTTAGTCTATTAGTTAAAATGTTTAGAACTGTTTGCTTTGCTGTTTCTTCTTTTTCTCCCGTGTCAATTAAATTAGTAACAGCGTGATAATACTCAAGATACAACTCTTTCTCATCTTCAGATGGAATATATGCTCTAGCTTGTGAATAGCTTTCAATATTTTGACCATTTCTAACTATAGTATACCCATGTGTTCCAGATGTCTTATTCCAAAATCTTTGGTCTCCATATGCCTGCACTATAAAATCTTTCATTCCATCATCAAGATATTTTTTAACATAATCCGCCATTTTTTCACCTATTTGAATATCTGTAGCATCATCGGGTACTAGTATTTGTATCCAAGTGTCTCCAGTTTTCTTATCTGTAATTACTACAGACATACTAGAATTATCTTCTTTTATAGGCTCTTGTGGGGTATCTGTAGTTTTTTCAGACCCGCAACCAATAAAGAAAATAAGTACCAAAAATAAAAATAATTTTTTTTAACATTTTTCCCTCCTAATAAAATTATAATACCTATTGTACTATAAGCTATACATAAAATCAATATTGTTACATTATCTTTTCCAAGGTGGTAATTTAGATGTTTCTACTGCACTTGCGATAGGTGTAATTTCAGGTACTATAATAGGTATATTAGAATCGAAAACAGCGATAGATAATAGATTAAGATTAGCTCTCATAAGTTGATGGAAATACTGTTCTGAGCCGTATAATTTATAACTTATCAAGTCCCAAGTATCTCCACTCACTGTTTTATAGACTTTTACTTTTTTCATACTATCGCCGTCCTTCTTTTCTTATTTTGCATTTCTTCAATTACTCTTTTAACTGCTCTAGCAATATCTGTATCACTTCCAGAAGCACCGTTAATATTGATAGTTATAGTATCTCCACCAACCACAGTTTTTGAATCATTTGAAATACTTCTAATTCTATCTTTTAAAGATGATACTCTTGAAGACAAAGAGCTTCTAGTTTGTGAATTGTTAAGAATTCTAGCTCCACGAGGTAAATTAGCCATAGCAGGAGAATTTACTAAAAAAGAGCTATTATTCATTTCTACAAGTTCAGCACCTCTCTCAGCAAGAGTTGTAAGTCCGCCACCAAAGTAGTTAGTACCTGAGTAGTTTTGGGCTACTTCTCCATCTCCTTTAAACCAGTTAAAAGGATTTAATTTAGAACCAAAGTTTTTAAGGCTTTCCCATTTTTTATTTATCCAGTCAAAGAATCCACTAAAAGCTTCTTTAATCTTGTCTATGATAGCAGTAGCACTATTCTTTAGTCCATTCCATGCATTAGATCCTATTTCAAGTAAAGCATTGAATTTATCTTTTATCCATTGCCATGTATTAGTGAAAGCATTTTTTATAGCCTTCCATACAGCATTTACTCCATTTCTGAACCATTCACATTTTTGATATAATACTACAAAAATACCTATAAATGGTATAAATAGAGCCTTATACTCTTTAATCTTAGCCCATACTTTAGCTCCTAACTCCATTAATGCGTGAAATTTATTTTTTATCCAAGTCCAAGTAGCTTTAAACCCTTCTTTTATAGCTTTCCAAGCTTTATCTACTCCCTTTCTAAACCATTCACACTTCTTATAAAGTAGGACAAAAATGGCTATAACAGCAACGATAGCAGCAATTATAAGTCCTACTGGGTTTGCTGTGAAAGCAACCTTTAGAGCTAACCCAACTGCTTTAATTATTCCAATAAATTTTCCACCTAAAAAAGTTCCAATCTTTACGAAAGTTCCAAAGACTTTTGATGCCAAAGGGAACATTTTCTTTAATGCAAAGAATACTCCTCCTTTGCTCTTGAAAGCACCAAACTTATATAACCAACCTACACCTTTTGCAAATGGCCCTAATAACAGTTTGTTAGCAACCCCCATTCCTAAATTCATTGCAGCAAATCCAGCAACCATCTTAACTATAAAAGCTACTAGCTTAGGATTTTCTTTTATGAAATTAGCTACTTTTCCAGCAAACTCTTTTAAAGTATTTAGAGTTTCTTTAAGTTCTGGAGCTATGCTCTTTCCAATATCAGCAAGAGCATTAAAAGCATTGTTCCTAAATATCTTCAATTGATTAGTTAAAGTGTTTAATCTGTCTTCATACTCTCCATTAACCTTTTCATTTTCTGATACAGCTTGTTTCGCTTTATCTAATTTCTCCTTAACTCCATCTAAATTTTCCGATAACACTGATAATCCGTTGATTACAGATTTATCACTTCCAAAGATATCACTGATTAACGCTGACTTGTCTGCGACATTAGAGTTTTTAATTTTTTCTAGTACTTTTAAGATAGTTCCCTCAGCATTTTCTGCCATTTCTTTATTTATAGTTCTAGGGTCAAATCCCAATTGTTCTAAAGCAGCTGCTTTATTCTTAGTGTTAGCACCTTGAGAAAGTTCAGAATACAATTTACCTAATACAGTACTTGTCTGTTCTGCAGTCACTCCAGTAGATATAAGAGATGTAGCGAATGCCATGTTAGATTCTTTAGATAAGTTTATAGACTTAGCAAATCCACCTGTTCTTGCCGATACATCTGCCAGTTGTGCAGCTGTAACAGAGTAGTTATTAGACAGCATATTAAGAGTATCCATGTAAGAGAAAAGTTCATCTTTAGATAAATTTAATTGCTCTTTTGTTTTGGCCAAGAATGTTCCTGCTTCATCTGTAGAAATATCGAATGCTACTTTCATTTTTCCAGCCATATCAGAATAAGCAACTATATCCTCACCTTTTATTCCTGATTGTGCTAAACTTCCTGCTATTTCATTAATTTCTATTTGAGACAGAGGGCCATTCTTAGATAATTCAGCTAAATCATCATAGTATTTCTCTGCTTCTTTCCCTAGAATTTTTCTTAAATCAGCTTGAGACTCTTCTACGTCCATATAGAATTTAACAGGAATAGCTAATGCTGCTCCTGTTGCAGCACCTCTCCTAAGTTGCTCTCCACCTTTTTTAGAGAATTGGTCTCCCATATCAGATATAGCTTGTGCTTTACTTAGAGATTTTTTCAATTTCTCTTGCTTCTTTAGTTCTTCATTAACTTCTTTTAACTTTTTCTTATAACCTTCTAGCTTAATTCCTTCGTTTTCTAAAGCACTTCTTGCTGCTTCAAAGACATGTTTTTGTCTTTCTTTTTGCTTATTCAATTTGTCTACTTGCTTTTCTGCATTTTTAACTTGCTCTTTAAATTCTGCAGTAACATTATTAGATTTAGCATATGCTTTTCTAAGCTGTTCTAAATTCTTAGCCGCTTTATTGTATTCAGAGTTAGCATTCTTATATGCTTCTGCAACTTTGTCTAAATTCTCTAGTTTTTTTTGAGTTTTTACTAAGTCTTCCGTAGAGTCTTTTACTTCATTCAAAGACTTAGCTGCCTTAGATAAAATAGACATAGTTTCACTTGCTCCAGCAACTCCCATCTGCCAAATTAAACTCATGTCTTTAGCCATCTACTCCACCTCCTTAGTCATCATCATTGTTCTGTCTTTCTTCCTCTTCTTCTACAAACTTATTTGCTCTAGCTATCCAGTAGTCAAGTTCATATAAGCTACAATCCAACATAGAATCGTAGCTTACATTAACTTTAAAGTAATTAAGAACTCTTAAAAGCTCCGTTATCATATCCAGATAGATTAAGCACCAGTTTCCTCTGTTACTTCCTCTGTAGTATCCTTCTGAGCCTCTTTGTCTTCCCAACCTTGACTCAAAAAACGCTTTACTCCGTTCACCACTTTTAAGTAGTCTATAGATACTAAGTTAAGCAAGTCTCCATACTTAACTCCAACTGATTTAGCAGCTACAGTTATAGCCCAAGAATCTTCTAGTTCTTTTACAGCTCCAGCATCTTTATTTCTAGCTTTAAATTCCTTTTCGCATTGCATAAAATCTTTTCCTGTCATTTCTTCTACATTTATGTCAAGTTCATTGAATTCTTTTCCACCGAAATTATATGTTTGTGATAACTTTACTTTCATTTAAGTCCTCCTTAATTTAATCCTAAATATTTTCTAACAGCTTGATTAGCGAGCCCTTGAATTACATTTACATTGTTAAGTACATCTATTTCTACGACTGTTTTTCCGCCTATTTCTAGCTTGAAGTAAGTTACAGATAGATCTATAGATGTTTCTAGTTTTCCGCTAGGCTTCATTTTTAGCCCGTCCATTTTCTTAATTAAGCCTTTGAAAGTTGCATCTATGCCATAAACATCTGCATTGTGTGTTTCTCTATTCATGGCTTGAGCTGCTCCTTTACATTCAACTAAAATAGATTTCCCATTATTAATTGCAAGAATCGACTCATCAACACAGTCCATTTTTATTTTAGCCTCTAACTTCTTAAAGTGTCCCATTAAAGGCACTTCTAATTCAGCAGTCAATCCCATTTGCTCAGATGTAACTGTGTCATATTCAATGTTAGGCAATTCAACTTCAGATATTCCAGCAAGGTCATTAGATCCATTGAAATATGTTTCAGCATCTATAAGAGCATTAGGTATTTGTTTTCTTCCCATCTATTTCCCTCCTTTTTAAGCTGTTAAGCTTTCAGCAAATTTTTGTAATGCATCAACATCATAAACTTTCTTGAATGTTATAGATTTAGCTCCTGGTATTATTCCAAGTTCTATAGTCCAAGTAATATCCCCATTTATGATATCTATTAAGCTGTTATCAACTGAGTAAAAATTAACTTTAGCTGATAGCAGTTGGTCAGCAGCAACAAGAGCATTTAATCTAATATTCATAGATTTCTTCATTGTTTCAGCCATTTTCAAACTGAACTTTTTATCTACGTTGTTGAAATAAGATATAACAAGCTCATTTCCAATGTATTTAAACATTCTACGACCATAAATGTACTTGTCTTTTGGGTCTGTTGCTAAAGGATTCTTAGCTGTTTCAGAACCCCAACATCTCCAACCTTTAAAGTTGATAGCAGTAACAACACCATTTTTATTTAAGAAATTGGCTTGTTGTTCCTTGTCTAATCTAACTTCTTCATATTTTCCACTTGCATTTTTCCATACAAAAGCGTCCATTTTATATGAATAGTTAGAAGGTCCTTGACTTGGAACTCCGTTGTTTTCTCCATCAACTTTCATAGATAAAGCTGCATAGTGTATAGATTGATAATATACTTCTCCAGCAAGTTTGATTTTTCCGTATAGCAATACTTGGTCATTACTTAGAATGTTGTTAGTTTCTTTCCATTCAACAAGCTCGTTATATTTCTTGTCAACTGGAGCATTTACTAATGCTATTGCTTCAAACATTCCACCATTTAATGTTTTAGCTTTAGTTTCCATGATAGCTGCAACATCACTTTCATGTGAAAAATCAGGAACATCTATGAAAGCAGGTAATTCACTATATTTCAAGAAAATTTCGTTTGCTAATTCTAGCCCTGTTCTTTTCATTGTTGTGCTATCAAATCCACCAATAGCCTCTGTTTTTGTAACTTTAGATAAGTCTACTTCTTCGTATTCTATATCTACATTATTTCCAGCTACAGTTGCATAAATTTCTAATCCTTCAGCTGTGTAAACAGTTCTTGCATCGGATATAACTTGCTTTCCTGTTGCATTTTTAACTACTACAGATTCTGGAATTACCTTATGACTTGGTATTAGCACTTTTCCTTTTTCAAGTGCTTTATTAGTAAGTGTTTTCTTTTCTGTTTTGTGCTTAGTTAAATCTAAGATATTAACTATATAAAGTGGAGCAACCGCATACAACTCAAAGAAAACTTTGATAGCTTGTGATATAGAGAAATCTAAATCATAAGTGTCTCCAAAGTATTGGATAGCTTCCTGATAAGTTCCTATTCTTATCACTTCATTTACTTTTCTATCTTCTACTTTAACTTTGTGAATTGGTGCTGTTCCAACTATAAAATGCCCATAATCTAAAACCACAGGTAATTGAAAGGCTGTAGCCCCTTCTTGTTGGTATGTACCGTGTTTATACATTTCTACCTCCTATTATTTCATCAACAATTGAGTTAAAATATTGGTAATCCTTATTGATTTTTGGATAATCTTCTACAGGAATTAATAATCTCCCAAGTAGTGGATATTTTTCAATAAGTTTCTCAATTTCTTCTCCAAAATATACAGTCCCTCTAACAAAGAGAAACTCAGGTAAATCTAGCTTTTTACCTGCATAAATATATGTTTTCATACTATCCCCTTCCAAGTAGTTTTGCTATTTTTCTCTCAACTACTTCTGATGCGTCAGGTACTCCAAATACTCTAAATCTACAAACAGAGTAAAAATAAGGCTCTGCTTCTGCAGTAAAGTACTCTATTGAAAATGGGTATGATTGATCCACAGCAAATTTTCCATCTACTGTACTTTCATTCAGAAACTCCTTTTTTAAGTAATCTCCGATAGATAAGTTATTCAGATAATCTTTCTCATCTTCCATTTTAGTGCCTATCCACACTTCTAAATCTACTGGTACATCATAGTTATCGATTCCATTTCTTGTCTGCTCAAACTTAGTAACCCTTAAAATAGCAAAAGGAAAGAGGTCTTTCTCGCTCTTTCCTTCTTCTCTATCTTCATGATTAATTTCTGGCAACAATCCATGATATACTGTAACTTTCTTATCTTTCAATTTCTCTGTCAAGAAATCAAATACAAGTTGTTCTACCTCAATAATCATATCCCTATCACCCTGTTTATTTCATGCTCTAATCTCATTTTGAATTTTTCATCTGCGTAGCCTTGTAGATATTCTAAAATAGATAAATTACCAAGCATTTGAGGTGCTGAAACTGACATAAGTCTTTTTATAGTTTCTCTTTTTCTACCATTTTTTGTAATGAATTTACCCGTTCTTTCAAAAGCTCCCAGATGTCCACTCTTGTATGCTATAAAAGCATTAGGTAAGGACTTATACCCTCCTTTTTTTACAGCAGTTTGAACTATTTTTCCTTTTGTCCTAGTCTTAGGATTTAGCTTGAAATGGTCTAAACCTATAACTCTACCACTACTTATGATAGAACCAGTTAAATTACTTTTGTTAGTTTTAAAGATATTAACACTACTAAGCAATTTACTTTTCTGGGCAAAATAAGACTCCGTTGTCTTTCTGATTTGCTCAGTTTTTACCATCTCAAGTGAACGATTAATAGCCCTTGAAATGCAACCTGGTAACTCACTCTCGTATTTTCCAAGAGTATTGATGACTTCATTTATTCCAGTAGCTTCAACTTTAACTCCTATCATTTTTCATCATACCTCGTTAAGTCTATTTCCAATAGACCCATGTCTTCCTTAGCTTCTTCTACTAAATATCTAACGCCATCTACTAAGATTTTTTCTCCAGAGTGAGGCGGGTATTTAAAGAAAGATTTTTCTATAAATAGAGTCATTCCTTCAATAAATAACCCCTCATTCTCTAAAGATCTAGTTCTGTTTCTCTGCTTGTTCTGAAATCTCTCCTCATCGATAACACAGACAGTTTCCTTTTTTCCTATAGTATGCGTGTCTCCAAACTCTTCCAAGTTTAGAAAAACATCTACTATATCGCTAGCTACTTCTTCTTTAAATCCCATAATTAAGCCTTTTTAGATTTTTTTGAATTTTTGTTAGTTTCTTCAACTTCTGTGTTTTCTTCAGCAGTTTCTTCAACTTCTTTGAGATTTTCAGCTTCTTCAGTAACTTCTTCAGCTTCTACGAGTTCAAGGGATTTAACTCTTTCTATGATATCTGACTCTAAGATATCCACTACTTCACCAGGATTATAAACTATTCCGCAGTAAATCAGTGATTGTTTAACTTTTAATTTCATACAGCCCCTCCTTATTTAACTTTTAAGACTTTTATAGCATCAATGTCGAATGGAACAGGTAAAGGTCTTGACTCTGTTCTTACTTCAAGAGTATTAATTTTTGTATCTTCATCTTCAAAAGGTACTCTTTCTGCAACTATTATCCCTTTAGCTATATCTGCTGCAGGTCCATAGTGTAAAATATTATTAGATGGTGCAAATAACACTCTTCCTTCTGGAATCATTTTCACTGTATCATATGTTTTTCCATCAGCTTTTAGCACTGAATGTTGTGTTTGATATGAGTAGATAGGGATATTGTAAGGAGCTAAAGTTCCAATATATATAGCTCCACTTGCTAATTCTTTAGGATCTATTTGCCCAAAATTAGCATTTTTAATATCTAGTAATTTAGCTATTTTTTCATTTTGAGTAAATAGTCTTGCTGCAACTGGATCCATAACTATATGTTCAACTCTTTGCCCTGTAGTTTCCCCTATTAAAGTTATTACAGATTCTATGTCTCCTGAAATATCCGCATTTGGTTGAGTCCATAATACCGTAGGAGTAATTTCTTGAGGTGTTCCGTACTCTATTTTATCTTCAACACCTTCTCCTTTTACTACTATTGAACCTTTGAACATTAAATCAATACACATTAACTCTTCTCTTCTTGAGATTTGTTCTTCAAAGTCTGCGAAAGCTTCTCCAATTAATTTTGCTTTTTTTTCTTCGGGAGAAATTCCTCCGTAAATAGTTTCTCCTGCTGATTTAGCGAAGTAAATTTCTTGTGCAGAGAAAGTTTTCTTTGGTGCTACTTTTGGTGCAGAGTAGTATTTAGATGCATAACTTCTCTTTACTACTTCAGTTCCTGGTATTAACTCAGAAACGAAAGGAGCTACTAATTGTCTACCTTTTCTATACTCAATTTCCCATTTTGGATATTCATGAGTTTCATGTTTTGCAAAAAACATGTCTCTAATAAATGTCTTTGGTTTTATAACTGACTGGTCATATAGTCCTAAAAATTCTAATAATACTGCCATTAATATCTACCTCCTAGTTCTTTTACTATTATTCCTTTATCTCTTGCTTTTTTGATAAAGTCTGATTTTACTGTTGCTGCTTTTAATTCAAGTCCTTCGAAAATAACCTCTCCAAACACTACAACTGTAGTTTTAGTCTTAGCCGTAGTTCCATCAGCCGTTTCTAAAACTATTCCAAATAAATCTGTTCCATCAGATAATTCCGCACTTGCATTTACTGCTTGCCCTCTCTTAACTGATTTCCCTTGTGGTACTTCTAATTCCATAACTTTGTGACCTGTACCACTTAATAATTGGTCAACTCCGTACTCATTACCTTTTTCTATAAAGCTCATTTTGTACCTCCTGTTTTTTTATTCATATACTTTAAAATATTACATACTGGTATTCCTACAACACTTCCTGAACCTTCTTCAGCTCTTGGTGCTACAGGAACAGGTGTTGCTTGACTCTCTTCTTGTATGTTTTTAAGAGTCTCTTTATTTTTTTCTTTTTTGATATTTAATATTTTTAATGCTAAGTTTGCAGCATCAATTGGTTCTTTGAATTTAGCAGTATTTACAACATCATCAAATCCTGCTATTTCAAGATTTTCAATTGCTTCTATTCTATTTCTTTCTCCTTGGATTGCTGAATTAACTATATTTTCATACAATTCAGGATAATTTGCTTTGAACTTTTCTACAGTCATTTCTTCTGTATTTGTAACTGTATTTTGAGTTGGTTCTGGAGTAGGCTCTGCTACAGGTTCAGTAGGTTTAGAGCCTGGGAAATTCTTAAATTTTGAAATATCAAACGCCAAACTATTTACAATTAGTAAATTATTGACATTCTGTAGATTTTCTACTTCATCTACTATCTCATCAATAAACCCATACTCTTTAGCTTCTTCAGCATTAAACCATTTCTCTTCGTCCATAAGTGCAGATAGTTCTTCTTTCGTTTTGCCTTTAGCTTTAGCTAAGTAAGTTTCTAAGATACTATCTTTAACCTTATCTAAAAGAATTCCAGTTTTTTCCAGCTCTTGCTTATTTCCATAAGCCCATGTCAATGGATTATGTATCATAAACAGGGCATTTTTTGGCATTTTTACAACATCACAAGCACTAGTTATAATCGTTGCTGCACTTGCTGCAAGGCCATCTATGAAAGCTGTAACTTTAGCTTTATGATTTTTTAAAGTATTTGCTATTGCCACCGCAGCAAATACACTTCCTCCAGGTGAGTTGATATGTACATTTATATTTTCTACATCACCTAAGTTTCCAATTTCTTCTTTGATTGTTTTGTCACAGACATCGTCCCAATACTCATCAGAACCAATAGTCCCATACATAACAACATCAGCACTTTTTGCTTCTTCATTCTTCGTTATGTTCCAAAACTTCTTTGTCATTTTCGGCATTGTTAATCATCACTCCTTTTTCATCTAATAATTTGTATTCTTTTGCTAAAATTCTTACATTTTGCTCAAAATCACCGCCGTTAAGCTCAACAGTTTCTTTTGTTCTAGTAGAGAATCCTTGTTGAACTCTTAAAGTACTTGCTTTAACTTCTTTAAGTGGATCAAGTTGTCCTTGACTCGGTCCATTCCACTGAGCTCCACACCAAGCTTTTGTTAGTAATGGATCTTCTCCGTAGTTCTTCATGTCTACTCTACCTAGTAAATATGCTTCTCTTAACCACTCTTCATAAACTACTTGTGTAAAATTACTAGAGAACCAATCTCTTCTCTTTCTAAACATTTTCCAAGCTTCTAATAAAGCAGCTCTGCTAGCAGAATAACTAGCAGTAAAATGCTTAATTAGTAACTCGTAAGGAACTTCTAAAGCAGCTCCTATTTGTCTTAGAATTGCTGTTACAAAAGGGTCGAACTGTGCATTTGGTCTGCCTGGATTAGTAGCAACAACCTTTTCTCCAGGATTAAGCAGTTGTACTAGCCCAGGAGTTAGTTCTATAGTTTCATCATTAGAACTATCTATTTGCTCAGTTTCATCTAAGACTTCATGGTCTGCTATATTAGCCCCTTGAGCATTGTCCTTATCGCTTTCAATAAATATCGCATACATTCCACTTACAACTGCTGCCATAAGTTCTGCGTCAGTATATCTATCCAGTTGCTTCAATGCCTCAATAACTGGAGATAAAATAGGTATACCTCTGACTTGCTCAGGTCTTTCAGCTAGCATTATGTGTAAAATGTTTAACTGCTCTTGTTTTCCATAAACTGAAATAAAGTCAGTTTCTACATTTCCTGATACATCAAGCGGGTGTTTTCTTGCGACATAATATCCAGAGATTCTATTATTGTTATCGATTTTTACTCCATCAACAATACTTTCATCATTTTGCATTATAGAAGGTGTCATAACTCTATCAGGCTCAATTATTTGTAGCTTTAAGCTATATGGATTCTTTGGTGTTATAAAATAGTTAAATTTTACAAAGCATTCACCGTTCAAGAGAATTGTTAAGAATACTAAATCTTGAACTTGGTCAAAATTTAAAACTCCCATCTGTTCAATCTTATTGTCTGCCCACAACTTGAATTCTTTTTCAATAGTAGTTTCAATTGCTTCAGCTTCTTCTTCACTAATCCCTAAAGTTTCATAGTCAATTGCTGATTTTAGCTTTAATCCACTACCGATAACGTTAGAATTAATAGTCTTCATGACTCCTTGAGCAACTGGAGCTCCCATATACAAGTCCCTTGACCGTTCAACTAGCTTTTTTCTATTCTTATAGATGTCTTTTTTTACACCTCCACCAGTAGAAATCCAGCCTTTCATAGAACTTTTTGTGGTAGATGCTCCGTGATTAGAATATCCTGTGTTCAGAATTTCTATTTTTTTCCTAGCTACTTCTCTTTCAAGAGCCTTTTTAGGGTTAAAAAAAGCAATTGTTTTGTCTAATAAATTCATTTTTCACCTCCTTTTGCATTAAAAAAAGAAGATTAAAACCTATAAATCTCTAGGTACTACTCTTCTTCCTAATTTTTTTCTTCCATTATTGTTCAATTTATCAAGTTCGCCCTCCCAGAAGGCTCTACCTTTTCTAATTTCAGATAAATCTTCTCTTACAAGCTCTCTTGTACCAATTTTATAACTTTTTCCAGTTAACACAGCTATTTCTGCCTTTCTATAGACTTCAATCATCTGTGAACACTCTTCTCTAGTGTAATTCAATTTATAAGCTCACTCCTTTCGATAAAACTCTTCTTTTTGATACTTTCGTAGTTTTTTTTGTAGCTTCAACAGTATATTTTTTACTTAAATTTGGATTTGCTATTTTTAATGCTGCATAAGCATAGTTCCTCAAGTCTAGAGGTTCATTTCTCTTAGTTCCAATAACTTTCCAGATAGTTTTTTTTACTCCTTTTTCCCAAATAGTTGTCTTAACTTCAGATGTTAGACCTTTGAAATATGCTTCATCATAACCCCTGTCTACATTGCTTGGAAAGTGCATATACATAGATCCTGGTTCTTCAATTTTTAGCCTTGCAAGTATAGTTTCTTTACCTGTGTTAACTCCTAAGGTAAAGAGTGATATTTGCATTCTGTTAGTACGAGAAGGCTTAGATACAAAAGCTACTCCATCTCCACCTTTACCCTTAATACCGAATACTCTTCTAAACTCTCTAAGTTTGATGTATTGATATGCTTCTTGTGTATAATGCCCTCCAGTATCTATACAAGTACATAGGATTCTTATTTTTTCTCCGTCAGCATAAGAAAACTCTGTTTCCAGGAATCTATCCAGTTGCTCCCAAACATCATTTTGACCAGGAGAGCCTATAAATTGCTTATAGTAAATACCCCAAGACTCCTCCCCAAGTCCCCAACCTACGACTTCAATTTCTAATCTATCGTCTTGAACATCGACTCCAGCAGTTAAAACTTGAACTTGATCAGGTATTTCTGCCATATACTCTTCTTTTCTCTTAGAAACATCTAAGAAATCTATCTTTTCTGCTTTTTCTTCCCAAGTTTGACCAAGGCAAGTATTCGTAAATACCTTCATCATTTGCATATTACCTTTTGCTGCTTTGAATTTTTTTATAATTTCTGACCATGTTGAAAATGGACTATATAACTCTGAAATATGAAAGCCTCTAACACTCCAATCATCTACTTCTTCCTGTGGCTGCCATATCCCGTGAATCATATTTCTTTTCCATTCATGCTCAGATGATATTTCCAAGCAATCAGAACATTTATGCCCAACTGGTTCAAATATTATGTTTCTCCACTCCAATTTTTGGAAAGAGCCACATTTTGGACATGGAATATAAAACTCTTCTTTCGTTGAATTCTCATATTCTTTCTCAACTCTTGAGTCTCCTTTGATAGTTGGCGTGCTAGTAATAACGATTTTCTTATTCCAGAAAGTTTTTGTTCTTTCAATTGCTAGGTTCAAAGGGTCTCCTTCTCCTCCAACATCGCTTTTGAATCTATCTACCTCATCTGCAAGTAAGATTCTAAGAGGTCTACTTGATAACTCTGCTGCTGAATTACTTCCAACTAATGTAATATACCCACCTACAAACTCTTTTTGTAGCTTGGTATCCCTTCCGTCAACTTTGTTCAGTATTTTATTTTTAAGTTGCGGTGTACTCTGTATCATGTCATCTAGCCTTGTACTAGAAAAGTCTTCTGCTAAATCTTTGGTCGGCAAAAGATACATGATAGGAGCAGGGTCATAGTCAGCATAGTATCCAAAAACATTCAATAAAATTTCAGTCTTAGATAACTGAGCTCCATACATCATCACAATTTTAGATGTTTTTTTATCTGAAATTGCTTTCATAACTTCCCTTTGAAATGGGACTCTATCGGTTTTCCATCTTCCTGGTTCAGCCGATGTTTTAGAGCTTAAAATTCTATATGAATCAGCCCAAGTATCTATAGTCAACTTTGGTGGAGGCTTCAAGGTTTGGAATATGTCAGCAAATAGATTAATTGTTTTTCTTAGACTTGGATTTTCTATTGGATCCTTTTCCTTTGCTTTTTTCATCTTCCACCTCTTCTTCATCTTCCAAGATTATGTTTTTATTTTTAAACAATTCTGGACTATATTCACTTAATTCCAGCAAAACATCTTCTATAGAACTCAAAACTATATCCTGAATATCTCCAAGATTATCGCAACCCACAACCAAAGGAGCAATTTTATTAGGGACTGCTAATAATTTACCCTTTAAATTTGTGAGCATAACTGTCATAACTTTCTTAACTATCTCTGCCGAGTGCAGTTCATTTTTTAATTCTGATATTTTTATACTTTTTAACTCTATATCTTTAGCTATTTTTTCTGTTTCTTTTTTGAGTTTAACCTCTTTTAAATCTACATCTACTGAACTAGATTCCCTTAAAAATGCTATAAAGCCTTTTATGCTTTCGGCCAATAAATATTTCCCTCTAGTTCCGCTTTTCTTAACAATTTCATCCTTTGCAAGCATCCGAATATATCTGTCTGTAACTCCAAATAATTCTGCAAGTTCAGGACTACTAACTAAATTATCCTTTGTATTCATTTTTAACCCCTTTCGGAACGGAAATGTTTAAATTTTCGACCAATATTCAGATGAAGCTCGGGATTCGCGAGACCCGCTTGACTTTTTTATATTCTGAAAGAACCTATTTCGCTAATTGGTTCTTATTATATCCAATTTATCCTTTCATTTTTTTCTCTCTTTTGTTTATAACTTAAAAGTTTGTGTCTATACTTAGGTTCTAATTTTTCAACTTTATTCAATAATTTTTTATCACTAAAATGCTCCCAGTATATCGTCCCTTGTGCTAAGTTTCCAAATAAACACTGCCCTTCAATATCCTCAAATCTTGTTATGTTTTTTGAATTTCTGTTTATATCTAAACTTTCTTTTTCTGTTTCAAATTCTAAATTTAGTCCTAATACTTTATTTAGTAATGTTGTATGCGTATCTATATAGCTTCCTATGTGTAATTTTCCCAGTGCAAATAATACTGGTCCATCTCTAAAGCCTATATCAAAAAACTTTTTATATGTTTTCATAAAAATCTCCTAAAATAAAAAACTCCCACAGGCAACGTATTGCACACATTTAAGTGTAGTGGGAGTATTGATGTTTGGTATACTGTGCATATTGGATTCTCACCAATGAAAGACTAACTCTTCTGCCTATCCAACCATTAGGTCGATGCACCATATTTGGCTGAGGCTTTTTTAGAGTAGAGCCTCAATAACTACTAGCATAAGCGAGGACTTATATGGAATTTAGAAATCTCAATTTCTTCATGCTACCATACTAACACATTTTTTTTAGCTTTAAAATAGACACTTTTTAGCGTCTTTTTAGTGGGTTTTTAGCGTTTTCTAAAATTCTATTAATCTTTGTGCCTTAAAATGGACTTTTAAAGCTCCTAGTATTCTATTTCTCATCTTGTATGTGCTAGTCACATGTACTTCTAACTTCTCTGCTATTTCTTCATATGTTAACCCTTGAAAATATTTTAGCTCAATGAATTTATAGTCTTTATTATCTCTCACCATACTCAAGCACTCATCTATTCTAAATAACATTTCTCTATAACGACTTATGTTATTCGATATTCTTTGCTTCAACTCCTCTATTTGTTCATACTCACTTTTTATTTCATACCCATTTCCCCCTTGACCTCCAATACCGCAGCATTTTTTTAGTTGTGGATTAGCTAGATGCTCAGTTTCTTCTTTTATCCTATTTTTGTATTTAGGATAACTGTATAACACATCTTCAATTTCTTTTAATATTATTCTTTGCTCCTGTGTTGCCAATCTGCATCACCCCTCTTTAACTATTCTTACGAACTAACTCAAATTTTTGAATTCCCCATTCCAAAACTTCTAAATCTATTCCCTTTTCTTTGTAAATTGCTTTTGTACTTCTAATAAATTCCAACTGTGCTTCTTCTAGTTCAGTATCTGTTAATTCCTTTTTTCTAAAAATAGATTTTTTAATTGTTTTTTCTGCATTTTCTTCTTTTACTTTCAAATCTATTTGATATCTGTGCAGCATATTTAATCCCACTCCTTTCCAAGCTTAATGGTGTTATCTATCATAAAATCATCACCGCTTGCTTTTGCTAATAATCTTTTAACCCACTCCAAAGCTTCTATCTTTCCTTTTGCTCTATAGTATTCTTGTATACTTTTAGTAACGCTATTATCATAGTCTATTTCAAATTGTTTAGTTTCAATTTTTTCAAATAATTTTGATTCATCTATCATACCTAATTCCACTCCTTCCCTATCTCTTATACTTCCCATTCTTATAGCTTTCTAATTTCTCAATATGCTTCTCAAAATCTTGCTCTGTTAATCCACTCAACAGTAATAGATTTACTGTAGCAGTTATTAAATCTAAAGCTTCAGCTTTAAAATTATCCATTTTTTTAATTTCTGTGAAAGTGCTTGTTTCTCTAACTTCTGCCAATAACTCTTTGTACTCTTCTTTAACTTTTTCTAGCTGTGCAATATTTGAAGCTCTATAAGCCAAAGATTTATATTCCATTAGTTTATTTAAGTCAATTTTCATCTTCTTCCTCCCAATAGGCTATTCTTTTTAACTCATCTAGTGTCATTTCTTTTCCATATAGCCAAGACTCGCAATTATAAAATTTTTCTTCTCTAAAAACTTTTTCAATCTGTCCATTTTTATTTATAAGACAAAATTCAACTTTTTGTAAATAAACTAACTTTTTGCTTTGTTTATCTCTCCACATTTTCATCATCTCCAAGTTTCTCTATTTGTTCTTTTAATTCAATTAGACACTTATCGCATATATCAATTATTGTACCTCCACTAGAGTTTTCTGCTCTAATTTCTAATAAATTTACATTATTAGTTCCATTGCAACAATTACATCTAACTCCATAAAATCTATATCTTGTTGTTTCATTTATTTCACTATTTTTTATTATTTTAATCATTTTCTCCTCATAATTAAATTTTTTTAATTTCTCCTAAAACCCATTTTAAAATAATTGATTCTCTTTTTAGCTCTTGGATAATCATCTTTTTTTTTAGAAAAAGTTTCTAAAAATTTAATGTTTTCTTCATACTCTTTTAATTTATCTTTTATTTCATTCTCTGTTCTCATTCTCCAATCTCTCCTCCATTAGTCCTAAATACTCTTTAACAGAATTGCCTTGTTCTATCCATTGTTTAGATAACTCACCATTAGGGTTTGTTACCACTTCAACTATTTCGTCTTCGTGTTCCACCATAAACTGATTTATAAGACTTAATATTAATTTATTCATTTCCAATCTCTCCTGCTCTTACTTTTTCCCAGAACTTATTTAATTCAACTTTAACTTTTTCTGCTTCTCCTCTAGTTTTGAAGTAGTTACCTAGTTCAAAGAAAGATTTGTCTATTTTCTTTTTTTCTTCAATTGTGCTCCAAATTTCACATTTCCCATCTAAAAAATAATATTCTTCATTTTCTTCTGCTCTCCATCTCTTAGGTATTCCATATTCTTCATTCACATAATCAACAAATTCTTTTATTTTATTTATTGTTTCTTTACAATAACAACAAATATCGTTATCTGATATGTAAATATCATCATATAGCCATATTATGTGTTCTTCTAAATCTGTTGGACTTTCTACAAAATTACAGTTATATTTTTCAACATCTTCTTTTAATAAACCTCCTGCAAAAAAATCATCATTTAAATATTTAATTCTTACTGCAATTTTGTCAAAGACTTCTTGAGTTTCTATCTCTAAAACCTTTTCTTTTTCCATTACTTCCTCCTCTTAAACTACTTAAATAATTCTTTAAAAATTGCTTCTAAAACAGGGACGCAAATACTATTACCTGCTTGTTTATACAAAGCTCCATTCATTTGTTCTTTATTTAATTTATGTTGTTTAGCTACTTTTTTAAAATCTTCATCATCAAATCCCATTAATCTCCAACATTCTAATTCTGTTAAATACCTATACTGTCCATTTCCTATATCTATAATCCCTGCATTTGGACATCTAAGTTGCTTAGTTGTTATAGTTTTACAGTGGTCATCAATTATAAATAAACCAAATGTTCCTGGTTTATTTATTTTATTTAACATACTTGGTTGAGTGACTAAGTGTTTTTTACTATAATCATTTGTCAAGTATTCTCTTATATGTTTCATTTCTTTTTTTTCTAAAGACAAAAAATTAAATTTATTATCACCAAGAATAGATATAACAAATACCCTTTCGCGATGCTGTGGTATTCCAAAATCTTTAGCATTTAGAATACCAAATTTATTTATATAACCTAATTTTTCCATTTCTTCAAGATACTTATTAAAGTTATGTATCATATGTTTAGATAATACATTTTTAACATTTTCCCAAATAACAATTCTTGGCTTCCAAACTCCCATATTTTTTATTATTTTTATTGTTTCCCACATTAGTGAACTTCTTGTTTCACTTCCTAAATTTGCTCCATTTTGCTTGCCTGCAATACTAAAATCTTGGCAAGGACTACCATGTATCAATACATCAGGACACAAATTCCAACCTACAACTGTATCTGGTTTCTTTTCGTCTAACTCATGAAACATTGCATTATAACTTCTCACTGCTTTTTCATCTATTTCAACATAATCTATTGATTTATGAGAAATACCTAAATTTATAAGTGCTTTTCTTGGTGCTCCAATACCTCCAAATAATTCTAAAACTTTTATCATTTATTTCGCCTCACAAATCTATAAATTTCTAATTTTTCTGCATTTCTTTTTACCTGTTCAAATTCCACTGTACTCAATTCACTAGCCTTAAAATTCAATATTTTCTTTAATGCTTTTTTATCTTTCATTGGTTTTGTTGTTGTGGTGGTTCTATGAATATATGGTACGAATCATCTTTTTATTGGCAAACATGTCCTTTTTATTACTCAGAGTTGCTTATGCTTGAATGTGAATAGAGCGTGCAATATTCTTTAAACAGACTGTAACAATGAAGGTGCGTGTCACCTAAAAATGGCAACACGCACCTTTAAAAATACTATGCGCTGAGTCCCCATGATGCAATTTATCAAGAAACAAAATACATTACGCCTCATTCCTCATGGAGAACGGCAGGGGTAAGACCGTGTTTCTTCTTCCACACTAAGTGTCGGAGAGGTGAAACCAAGGTCGCGCCATTCCCGTTAAGTTAGGACAGAACAGGATATTGCTCCTCATTCGCCATTAAGCGGGGTTGTGAATAGGGAATGCTTTTTAGCGCGATTTGTAGTATTCCAAGTCTTCCACCTTAAAGTTGGCGATGAAGGCATGGTTGCCGATAACCGCCTCTTCGGCAAGTCGAACATACACGTTAGCACTTTTTTCGAAGAGTTCGGGCGCCTTAGACGCGTCGGCGATGATGAGCAACGACATGAAAATCTCGGCAGTCATCTCGTATA